CTTCAAGTGTACCGTCAATGTCGGCATCTCCACTTATATCTAAACTTGTAGCATCGACTTCACCTGCTACAGTGAGTACACCACTAGCGACTGTCATTAAGTCTGTATCGCCTGTGTGTCCAATGGTTGACCCATTGATTATAACATTATCTACTGTAAGGGTAGTTAGTGTCCCAAGTGATGTTACATTTGCTTGAGCTGCAGTCTGTAGTGTACCAGATAATTGTGTTGCTGTCAACCTTCCTGTGCTTGGATTGTAAGTTAAATCTCCATCTGATTCTAATCCAATGTTACCACCGTCTACATCACCACCTGCTGTAAATATAATAGCGTTATCTTCGTCTGTGCTTTCATTGTCACTAATGGTTACTGTTGTTGCTACGGCTGCTGTAGTTGCGTTTGCTACTGTTACACCTGCAATCACAGTGTTAAGTGCTGTACCGTTGACTGTGATGGCATCTGCTTCTAGTGTCCCATCTATATCTGCATTACCACTGATATCAAGAGTAGTAGCATCAAGCTCTCCTGCTACGGTTACAACACCGTTTGCAAGAGTAATTAAATCTGTATCATCTGTATGACCAATAGTTGTGCCATTTATGAGAACGTCATCAATGTCAAGTGAGCCACCTGTAATAAGACCTGTAGTTGTTATTGCAGAAGAACCAGTGTCTATTGTCCCAAAGCCACTTGTTATAGAACCACTGTTCAATGCACCCACAGTTGTAACATTAGAGAGTGTGTCTAGGGCTGACTCAAAGTATGTTTCAAAATCAGTCAGAGCAACTTGTTTCATTGTCCCTGCATCGTTTACAACAACTCTATCAGCGTCAGCTAATGTTGTTGATGTAGCAGATGTGTCACCATCTATAATGTTGAGTTCAGTGGCTGTTGCGTCAACTGCTGCCAACTTTGTAAAGTCAGCTTGTACTAATCCTGATACACCATCAAGTAAGTTTAGCTCTGTGGCTGTGGATGTTACGTTTGTGCCACCAATGTCAAGTGTGGTTACAGATATTTCACCTGCTACTGTAACAACACCATTTGCTACTGTGATTAAGTCAGTATCATCTGTATGTCCTATTGTAGAACCGTTGATAACAACATCGTCTATATCAAGTGAACCACCTGTAATTAACCCTGTGGTTGTTATCGTAGATGAGCCTGTATCTATTGTGCCAAAACCAGAGGTAATGCTACCTGAGTTTAAAGCACCTACAGTTGTTACGTTTGATAAAGTATCTAGTGCCGATTCAAAGTAAGTCTCAAAGTCTGTGAGAGCTACCTGCTTCATAGTTCCTGCATCGTTGACTACTACTCTGTCAGCATCTGCTAGTGTAGTAGAAGTAGCAGAGGTATCTCCATCAATAATGTTAAGCTCTGTAGCCGTGGCAGATATTGCTGTACCGTTAAAATCAATAGCATCTAGGTATGCAACACCGTTGATGTATATATCTTTCCACTGCTTGCCAGAAGAACCAAGGTCATGTGTGTTATCATCATCAGGTATGATGTCAGAGTCTACCTCACCACCAAACACAATGTTGTCTGTGTTCGCATCACCTAGTGTAAGTGTACCACCATTAAATGTAGTTGTACCTGTTACTGTGAGGTTGCCCCCCACACCTAAGTTACCAGATATATCTACAGCACCATTCATATCAATAGTTGTGGCTGCAATCTGTATCTCTGTGTCAGCTACAAGGTCTAGCTGTCCGTCTGTGCTAGAATTAATGTATATAGCTGTGTCACGGAACTGTAACTTTTCTGTGGACGCTACAAGTATATCATCAGAGAACTCAAAATAATCCTCGTCTTCCATCCACTTGAGTACACCGTCATTACTTTCACCATCAAATGTTACAGTAATGTCTGTTCCTGCTGTTCCTGCTCCAAAGATAAGTGCGTTACCTAGTAGCTTAGTAATAGGACCACCTTCAGCAGTAGTGCCATCATGAGTGTGTCCTGAACTTGCAGCAAATGCCGCAAGCAGTTGGTCAAATTCATTGTTAGTATCGGCTGCTTGTATTACATCGCCATCTGAATATGATGACTGCCTTGTATAGGTTGCTCCCATTTACCTTCTAGCTCCTGTCTGATATTCTAGTTGAAATCCTTTGAGTGAATATGCTTCGGATGCCCCACTGTCATTTACTCGTAAGGCTACTGCGAAACCTGAACCTTCAACGGATTGTCTTAATAATGGTTGTGAAGGACCACCATATGTAGGATTACCATACGTAGATAATCCATATATACCTGCTATGTCTGCTGAGTTTAAAGAGTAAGCGGCAGGTCTAGCTGAGTCAGCTGCTTCATAATCGTATCTAACAAATAAATTAGCATTAATAGTAGACTCAGGTTTATAGTTTACGATAACCCTTTGCATGTGTTTGCGTATTCCCGGATCTCCAAATGTCATGTCAGGACTACGATATTTACCATTTATTGCAGAACCGTCAAATGTAGAACCTTCTTCTTGTCTGTATACGTAGCCATCAAAACCACCATGTAATGCTAACACATCTCCTGCTGTAATAAATGTATCTGTACACGCAGGTTTAATTCCTTTTATTCGTGAAAACTCATAGCTAGCTTGTCCACCTGAACTTCCTTTAAGAACACATATAATACCTTCTGTTAAACTAGCAGACCCTGCGTCCTTTGAAAAAAATAATCTATACTGTGTTTTTTCTGGTATAATTACAGAATCAAAAGCTGTGGCATTGGCTATGTTTTCATCAAATAAAGATTGTATATTAGAGCTTATAGTTCCTAATTCAACGTCACCAATTCTTGATGTACCTGCTACCGTTCTCAGTCCATCAGGACCGAGGAATATTAAGTCACCTGCAAATTCTTGAATAGTTTTACCATTTATGCATCCTATATCTCTTGTTACTGCCGACACTGCAAAGTTAGCACTAGAACTTCCTGACAATTTAAATATTCTATTTTCACAAAATATAAATAAATTGTCACGGAAAACTTTAAGTCCTACAACAGTATCGTCAACTTTAAAACTACCTGAACCTGAACCAGTATTAAATGCATCTTCATCAAAGGGCTGACTAAATACTACTTCTTGTGGTGTGCCTGACATACCTGCATAAAACATATGCTCTCTAAATGATGTAACTATGCTTGCACCTGCTACAGCACTTTCAGAAACATCTGTGGCGGCTATAGATGTATTAAATACTACAGGTGCATTTGCACCATCAACTAATATTATTTTGTCATTACCATCAAAGTTAAATCGTTCCAAAGAATATTTACTTGCATTACTTCTACCTGTATCTCTTTCAGTCCAACTTTCTGATACTACTGTTCTTGATGAATCTGAACTTGCAGCATGAACTGCTGCAGTTGTGCTATTTGTAGCTCTTGTTACACCTGTAAATGTCGTAGATGTAATACCTGTATATGTAAACTGCTCACTATCTATTTGCAATGAACCACTTGAACTAAATCCTGTTGTACTTACAACAGTTATAGTGCCTGAACCTGACATGGTAGCATCTGCTGTTATAGCATTTGCACTTGATGTACCTAAAGAAGTAGTAGCAGAACTAAATATCTTTTGCCCTCTAGCTGCAATAACTTTATTTGCAAAAGTTGTTGTTAGTAACACAGGTTCATCTGAAGATGAGGTTTGAGGTACTACTTGTCTTACGTGTCTCTGATAACCTTTTATTCTTTTGTAGCCACCCTCAACGTCAGGCTCAAAGTTTTCTAATTGTAATGCCTGTCCGGGTTGCATAATAAATGTAGAACGGTTAGCTATTAAACCACCCTCACATACAAATGCGCTAGGAGTTGTCTGTGATAAATCAGGCATGTATTATTGCACCCTTGCGTCTAAATCAATTACGTTTGAATGTGTTCTTGGTATGTATGTAGAACGTATATACTCAAACTTATTCACTAATAGTGTCTGCATATTCTTAATACCTTGCTCAAATCGTGCAAAGTTTAGCTGATACTGTGCTGTCTCACCTCTGTACTGATACACAAAAGCTGTAGCTCCATCTACTATTACTGCATCAAACTGTGCAGGTACACTTGTTGTATCTCCGTGTGCAGACAGAGTTGTAGGTATTGTGTAGAAGTCAAACTTTATGCTGTATTTTTTTGTGGGAAAGGGATAAAGGAGATAGTTGTTATCAGCAGATCGGATAATATATCTTGGTATACCACCACCTGTAAATTGTGTAACTACAACACCACTGCTGTGTGTTGTGGCTGTGGTAGAGCTTGCTCCACGAGTACATCCTGTTAGGGTGTTTGTACTTATACCTGTGTAGGATATCTGCTCGTTATCAATAAATACTGTACCTGCACTATCAAAGCCTGTTGCACTTGTTAAGTCTATCTCTGTTTCTGTTGCATCAATAGCTTCTGCAGCCGTTGTAGAACTGATCTCATCTTCTTGTGTTATATAATGGTTTATATAATCGTTGTAGTTTAAGGCAGATAACTTACCACCACCTGTACCTAAATCACTATCTTTTACCAATCGTACTGTGTTATAGTCTACGGACTTTGTGTTGGCAGGTAAATCATATCGTACTACACCTGCCGTAAGAGTTTGTGAAGCTGTAGAGTGATTAAACGGATAATTAAATTCTTTTTGATTAATGTACCGTATAGACTCATTTACAGCGTTCTGTGCTTGTACCTGTATTCCTCTAGCACTAGAAAAATTACTAGAAGTAAGTTGCACCTCATTCAATCTTGCTAACACATTGTTAGTAAGTATTAGATAACTACTAGACATATAATCTTCCTACTGATTAAGATATTTTTGTCATCTCAAGTACAACCCAGTAGAAGTCAGTATTGGAATGACCTACTGTTGTAAACATTATATCTCCTGTTTTACCACTACCAGAGTTATTCTTTAGACCACCAAAGCTAGAGAAGTCAAACTCTCCCTGTGTATCTTTTAAGTGTATGGCTTCTACGTCTGTGCTTGCATCCCAGAGAAGCTTAACGGACATGCCACTGTTATTATAATATATTCTATCTATTCTTACGTCTGTGAGGGTAGAAGCAGTAGTTCCATCTATGGGATTACCTGCAGTAAATGCACTTACATCTACCTTCTTAACGGCACTCTCTCCTGAACCGTCACTTGTATTTGTAAATTTCATAACCAGTTTGTGTGGAGTATCTTCTATTGTCTGCGATGTGACTGTATCTGCCATTGTTATTCCTTTATGTTAAAATAGAGGGCAAGTCAATCCTGTTACACTTGCCCCCTAAGTTGTAGTTTTAGGCGAGTTGATCCCTACCTACTTCGTCAGCTTCCATCTCACCGATGTCACTAACGTCCTGTAGGACAGCATATACTCTGATTTCACCTGCAGTAAAGGAAGCTCCTCCACCTGCTAATGTTAAATCCAAAGTATCTGCAGAAG